CATTTGTTACTCCAAAATAGGTTTATTTGCCTCGTCCGAACGACGTTGTGGAGCGTTTCTCGTTAAAGAGCGGCATCCGCGCATCATTCGTACGCATGAAGTTGTTATCCACGGCATCCATCTGAGAGGCGGCTTGATTCTTGTAAAAGTCATCACGCTGCTTCATTAACTCTTCAGGAGCCTTGCATAACAACAGCCCGCCAATCTCGATGTTTCCTTTAAATTTGGAATTCGGATCGGCCTGTAACATTAACTCCGGGTGGTCTTCGGCCTTACACGGCTCCCAACCTTCTCGAAGCTTTGCGGATGTATTGGTAGGGTCTGCTTGACCCATCATACTGGTCCGGATCCAGCGAAATACCCAACCGGGCTGCTCCTTCGGTGAGGGCAATACCTGCGGGGGCGTCCACTGCATTTTACGTTGCGTTGACTCTCGACTCTCGATTTCACGAGCCAATCTGTTTTCAGCCATTAGTTATTCTCCAGTTTGAGTAATTCACGTGCGTACTGTTCATTGCTAAGCCCTAGTTTCTTGGCTATCGCAACTTGAGTCGGTGTCAGGCGGACCTGACGCGGCGCGGTGTTCCGCGTTACCGGAGCCACTACAGTAGCTGGTTTGTTGGTGCGAGCAGGCTTGTCCTGCTTCGTTTGAGGTTCTTCTTCCTCATCGCCGTCAAAGGCTTCAGGGAATCGTTTCCTCATCGTGTCATCGATTCGGCGGTAATACTCGTCTGTATTCGGGTCTACGCCGCTCCGGACCAACTTTTCATGCAGGCCAAGTGCGAGGGCGGTCATCTCCTCGTCTGCCCCAAACCAAGTGTTTTTCTCTCGCCACGCTTCGGCTTTTGGATCAGCTTTTGGCGTAGGAGCGGCAGGTTGGGCTTGTGCCTGTTGTGGGTTTTGTACACTCTCTTCTGTTTTTTGTAAAGAGGGGCGTACTCGATTAATAGACTGTAGCTTTAGTTTAGCGTCAGTCAGTAGTTCTTGAGCGTTAGTAATTAACTCAGAATCCCCTGCTTCATACGCCTGCTTTAGCTTCTCTTTCGCCATAGCAAGGTCGTTGGTTGCAGAACGTTCCGCTTCTTTAATAAGCGCCTGCTCGTTAGTCCCTAACCGCTTCTTAAGCTGTTGGATTTCTTGTTCACGTAACTGAGCAAATTTAAGCGCTTCTTCTCGCTCGCGTTGGGCACGTTCCTTTTCACGACGCTCGTCGTGCCAGACCTTCTTCATCTGGGAAAGGCGCTTCTTAACCTTATCGGAGTAATCCTCAAGATCGTCTTTTTCAAGCTCGTTTACGATCTCTTTAGGAAGCGGCTTCCGCCCTCTGTCTGGTTCAGGGGTGTCGTCTTCAATTTCAATCTCAATATCGTCCTCAGTGGACGCTGCGGATTTAGTTTCTTCCTGTTCGTCAGGGAACTTAAAGTCTTCAGCCATGATCTACTCCTTATGCGCGACGGATTCCACGGGGGTCATCAACCACCGCTTCCACCGTGTCGTCGTTGATAATGCGGAACTCCCTACCGTGAATGACTACGCGGGTGCCTGAATACGGGCGGGTGAGGACAAAATCCCCTTCTTTACACCACGGGCCAGTGGGGAACCGGTCCTTGTCGGCGTAACACAGATCGCCCATTTTGATCACGAACAGAACCACGGTTGTTTGCTCTTCAACCTTCTTGGTTTCATCCGCCTTGATTAACCCACCTTCGTACTCTTCCTCCACCTGTGGCACTGCACAGAGGATTCGATAGCCTTTCGGGTCGGGCAGGAGTTTAGCTTTTTCCGCCTGCTCCTTCGTTGCATCTACGTCAATATTACTCATCGTCGCGCTCCAAGCGTTTTGCAAGGTCTTTGATGTGATTCTTTGCGAGTTCAAGACCCTGTAACGCCCCGCAAAGACGTTTATATTCCCCCTCGTTCAACTTTCCTTGAATAAGAGTGTCTACAATTAAAGTGCGCTCATCTTGGAGTTTTGAATCCAAGTACTCTAGAGCGTTGCCATATGCCATACATTACTCCCGTGGTTGCGCCTCCGTTGGCGAATTCTTTTCCATATCTTCGCGGGCTTTAGCAATTTCAAACCCGAGTTTGGTTCCTTCAAGCTGCTGCCTACCGGCTTCTTGAGCTTTATGCTTCTCAATGTCAGCGCCAAGACGGGCGGCTTCAAGCTGCTGACGCCCAGAAATCTCGGCTTCGCGTAGACGCAGTTCGTCTTCTTTGGCTGCGGCGTCGATGATGTTTTTCTGCTCTTTGAGGCGCAGTTCTTCCATCTTGGCCTGTGCTTCCATCTGAGCTTGCATTTGCTTCGTTTGCGCTTGCATTTGCTTGATCTGCAAATCCATCTGCTGCATCTGTACAAGCGGATCTTGCATCTGTTGCGCCATCTGTTGCGCTTGAGCTTCGGCTTGATCCTTTTGGAACAGACGTTGTGCAGCCACCGCCGAGACTTGAGCAATTTGAACTTCGAGTTCGGGAGGCAGGTGATAATCTTCCGTATCGTCTTGCGGCACGGGCGGCAAGGCCGCACCCAATTGTTTTTCGATATCGCGCCGGTACTGGAACGCTAAGTGCTCCATGATATGCGCCTGCAACGAGGCGGTAATTTGCTGGGCCATCGGGTTCTGCCCAATCATCTGAGCAAACTTGGGGTCCTGTCCAAAAGCCATATGGACTTGGATATGCGCTTCGTGATCTTGGTAAACAAATGCCTTCAATGGTTTGCCCATCATGGCGTGCATGTTTTCGGTCACAGGGTCGACCGGTTTTTGATCATCCGGAAGCGGAACAATCTTGTCAGCGTTTCGCACTCCTAACGTCTCAATCATCTGACGATGGAGGTAAGGTAAGTTATAAAGCTGTGGTGCGGTCTGACTTAATTGAAGAACGGCTTGGTACTGCACAATCTTCTGCGACATGGTTGCCGCATTGGGGTCACTGACCGGGATAACATCTACGTCGTCGTAGTCTGATTTTTTAGCTTTGCGAGTCCCGACTTCAGGCTCGTACGAATATTCGTCTGGAGTGTAGTCTCTAATAATCCCCGCAAGGAGTTTGAACTCCTGCTTCATGGCGTAGTAGATGCGGGCCTGTACTGCCGACATGACCTTGAGTACACGCTCCAAAATGGCGAGCGTCGTACCGACCGGAGCCTGCGAAGACATATCGGATACTTTGAGATCCGACACTGCAGCAAACCGCCGCCCGTCTTCGACGATTTTGTCCATCAGTATGGACAGCGTTTGACTCGGCTCCTTGTACGGAAGCGGTAGGATATTGTCGCGGATCGCGCCTGACGGTACGTCTACGTCTCTAAACTCACCCGGAGCAATCGGAGTATCGTCGCCTTTAACTCGGAGTCCTCGGCTCTTAAGGCCGCCCGGTAGATTGCTAAGCGTTCCTGCATCAACAAGCTGTCGAAGAAGGCTCGTGGCTGCCTTGCTATGGCCTCCAATGAGGTGGATGAGTCCGAAGTAATAAAATCCAAAACCGGGGATGTAGCCGTAATGGACGAAATGCTGTCGTTTTTGTTTGAGTTTGTCATCTTCACGCCAATTCCTACGTATCGCAAGAATCGTCCCGGTCCCTTTTTCAATCGTCACGACGTAAGGCAGTGCAATGCCGGTCTCGTTGTTGTCATCGTCAACGTCTGGGTAACCTTCCAAATCTAGGTTCACATGCATCTCAAGGAGCAAGAACCTGTCGTCTGTCGAAGCACTAAACCCTTGATCTTCCGCCTTCTGCTTTTCTACCTCGTCCATGACACGCATGGGTTCACCCAAGTCAATGTCACGATAAAAGCCTGCGTACTGCAGCTTCCTCAACTCATTCTTGGTCTTACGCATCCGGTGCGTAACACGCTCCGCCGTCTCTAAGTTCGCTGCGCCATAAGGCACCACGATATCTTCAGCCGGAATATAGACTGCCGTCTGACGCGCCAAACTCGGGTCGTAATACACTTTCTTAAAGGCGTTACCTGAAAGGGCCAAGGACAACAGCATCCGCTCATGTTCTGGGCGGTATTCTTTCATCACCTCGGTCAGTTGGTAGTTCATGTCATCAGCGACACGAATGGCAGCGTCCTTCTTCTCTGCCGTCTCCTTACCCACGATTTTACTTTTGACCGGCCCTGCCGCAGGGAAGGTCTCCATGATGGTCTCAGACTGGAACTTGACCGCCGACTCCATCAAGAGGGGATGGAACACCCCACACGCACCGGGCCACGGCTCCGTACGCTCTTCGTACTTAATACCTAAAATCTGCAAGCCTTTGACGTACGTATCCAGCCAATCTTTGCGTGACGCCAAGTCGCTGTCGTAATGCCCAAGTAGTTCTCCAGCAACCATCTGAAGCTCGCCTTCGTTCATAAACTCAGCGAGGTTGGCATCGAAGTCTTCGGCGCGGGGTTCGCCTTTTTCTATTTCAATCTCAAGTCCGCCCATACGGATGGAAACTTCTTCCGGATCTTCAATCTCAATTTCAATGGCAGGTTCTTCCGCAGCGAGGGCTTCAATCCCAAGCGGGGCTTCCATCAAGCTTTTGTCGATAGCCATCTAAATTCTCCTAGTAATACCCCGCCGCTCTGTGCGACTTAAAGTACCGTGTCTCTTCTGGCTCATCTGACGGAAGGCGGATAAACCCTCCCTGCCTAAACCGCATCAGGGCCAGCGTTGTTGAGTCAACCAAGTCATCGTGGGAGCCACTGGGAAAATCGTTGCATTCCTCTACAACCTCCCATGCCCATCTTCTATCCGGCGTCCAAACTATACCTGAAGAAAAAAGATCGGATACGGCATTTACACGCGATATCTTATCTTGCCCTTTACCCGGCGTGAACTCACTGAGGGGTATCCCCATCCGCCGCATCTCCTGATACAGAGCCGCCCCGTTTGATTTCTTCTCCACAATAAAGGAGTCCGGTTGCCACTCCTTGTACTCCTCCAACACGAGGGCTTTGAGTTCGGGAAACTCCAGACGCTGCTTAATACTGTTGAGGAGAATGATGTTGTAGTTGCTGACTTCCTCATTAAAGAACACGCCCCATGTCGTCAGCGCGTTGTAGTCCGAGCGGTTGGTTTTCTCCTGAGCCGCGTCAAGAGACATAATGATGTACTCGCAACTTGGCGGGGACTCCTTATCCCAGATCTGCCACCACTCCCGTTTGATTAATGCCCCTTCTTCTGCCGTGGGGTCCTGCATGTACTGGGCTTGCCAGTACCGAACGTCCATCGATGCCTTCTTAGCGAGAAGTTCTTCAATGGGCCAGAAGTCAGGCCACAGGGGTTTGTCATTTAAGATGGCAGGGAATTCCACCACTTCCCACTGATCCGCCCCATCCTCACGGGTCATATGATCGATAATTTTGCCGGTCAAGTCCGACTTCGACCATCGTGTCATCACGACGATAATGGCACCACCCGGCATCAATCGTTGGACCGGTCCCGACTGAAACCACTCCCATGCTGGCTCAAATACATCGGCCCGTCCTTGTTTGGCATCCTGTTCGGAATGAGGATCATCAATAATGAATAAATCGGCACCGCGACCAGCAAGAGCGCCCCCAACACCAATAGCAAAATACTCGCCATTAAAGTTAGTACCCCAGCGAGAAGCAGATTTCGAGTCAGCTTGAAGAGAGACGTTCGGGAAGATGTCATGGTATAGGTCCGAGTCCACCAAGTTACGCACCCGCCGACCGAAATTAACCGCCAAATCTGCGGTGTGAGACGCCATAATGACTTTTTTATGCGGGTATTTGCCCAAAAACCACGCCGGAGCGAGGTAACTGATCATCTCCGACTTGCCGTGACGGGGGGCAATGTTGACGATCACCCGTTTTTTCTTGCCTGCCGCAATTTCCTCGAAGATTCGGCCTAGTTTTTCGTGGTGAGGGCCGACTTTGTAGCCCGGATACACGTGTTTGATGAAATCTAGGAAGGAATCCTTCCCTAACTCCTGCGTTTTCTGGCTTTGATACTGCTTAAGTAGCTCCAAAACCTGCCTTTTCTGCTTATCCGGCATAGTCGGCAGGGCAGCTTTAATCGACGCAAGTTTTTCAGGGGTAATTTGCTGCATTTTAGTCCGGAATCAGGTCCTTTAAACCCTGACTCTCCCTCCCCCACAGACCAATCGGGCAACGTTGGTTTGCAAACCGGACTTTGGCCTTAATGATGCACCCGCAACGCTTACAAATGCCCATCTTGTTGTGTTCACACGGTTCACAATGCGCCAATCGATCCTCTGCCGTTGAGCTTCGGGCCATAAGCTTCCAATCAATTGGCATTTTTGCCCTCTAATACCGTGTACTCTACGCCCTCCAGCACTTGTAGTAACTCTTTTTCCACTTCTTCAATCGGTTTGATCTGATGCGTGACCTCACTGCGCTTCTTAAAGGCGTCTACCCCGTCGACTTCACCCAGTTTGGTCAGAGCCTGCAACCGAGTTTTACTCTCTGAGGCGTTCCGGTACTCATCCAACAGCCCGTTGATCACGAAGTTCTTCAGTTGGACCAAATCATCGACCACTTCAAAGTCGTATTGAGCCACCATCCCCGCCAAAACCGCCTTGGTGCTATCCCGCAAAGCGTTGTAGTTAGGTCTTGTCTTGGGATTCTGGACCAATTCCTTAGCCACTTTCTTCGCCGATTCGACATCGGAGGCGTCAAATTCGAGTGGAGTGTCCGTTAAATCCGATAACCCCTTGATAGTGTTAGCTATTCTGTCCAGTTCTTCGCGGGGGGACAGGGTCGGCAACGCCTCGGAGGCGTTTTTAGGAAGAGGGATGTCCTCTTCTATGTCGGGAACGAGATAATCGTGGTTCATCATCGTGCAAGGGTAACCCCAAGTTCTGCGCTATATAACATAAAAAATGGCATGGAACCAAATTTAAATGGGGGGTGGGTTCTATATAGAGGGGGGTGGGGGTCGGTTGGGGGGAATTTGGAATTTGGAATTTGGAAAATGGGGTGGTGATTTGTACGGATTTAAGTGCGTAGCACGAGCGGGGGGTCCCATGAAAAATCCGGGGGGTGCCACCCCAGTGGGGTCAAGGCGGAAAGGTTTTGCAATAAAGGTTACGAATCGTATAATGGGAACCGTCGAGGCAACACCGCCCGACGCTAACGGAGAAAAGCATATGACCAATGATCTACGAGTCTTCACTGTAACCGTTCAGCATATGCCGTTCGGTATCAAATACACACTGCCAATCATGGCACGGACATTAGATGAGGCAAAAGAAAAAGCCGTGGAGTGGACGCATTACCGCGCACCCGGCGCATTTGAGTACTACAAAATCGTGGGTTAACACAACGGGGCGGGACTGCAAACCGCCCCATTTCTTAGGAGAAAGCATATGAGTTACACAGCAGAAAGATCTGACTACTACACACGCGCCGCACACAACATGGAACAACATGGCGGTCACTTCGCTGCAGCATTAGCCAGAGCGTACTACGCTGCAGACTCTTGGAATCGTGCACGACTGGTTGAAGCATTCGAGCATATGTTCGATGACTACGCACCAGCGGACATGAGTAACTAACCATCACGGGGCGGGACTGCCAACCGCCCCATTTCTTTGGAGAAAGCAGATGAACATATTTGAAACGGCGGACACAATCGAGGCATTCGGATATTGGTATGCCTATGATTTTTTAACCCGCATTAACTTTATGCCACGTAGAAAAGCATTGTGGATGATATGGATTGCACGACAGTACATTCTGCATCGTAACAATCAAACATTGTTCACTCGCGCACTGGATAAATTGTCATAAGGAGAGAGCAGATGAAATACGAAATCACTGAATCACAGTTAATGCAGCTTGTTGATCTACAGCAGCAGCTAAGAAGTTTAGCAGGAGATCAATGGTATGACGGCGATTACGCAGTACATAGACTGGCGATTAACTTACGCGGATTGATTGAACATATTGAAATGCAAGATGTGGAGGACGCGCTAGAAATCACACCAGAAGATGAACTAGCACTGTAAACATAGGAGACGCGACATGATCCAGTTAGAACTAGCACTGCAGACACCGAGTCACACAGTGTTAACAGAGAAGGATAAAATCCTACGTTACCGCCTGATCGTTCTAAGAAAAGGCATTCAACTTGAAAAGCTTGGGATGAAGAAGCGTGGACCTAGCTGCGCTTCAATAGCACGGCAGGAACTTGGGATGCCGAAGAACACCAAGCGTGATGATCTGATCGATGCGCTCACCGCACTGATCGACGTATTCGAGAAATAATTCTCCGTGAGGCAGGGACTGCAAACCTGCCTCTTTTCTTTTGGTTTCTAATCTTTGAAACCAGTTATGCGTGTGCGCGAGGGGGTCGCGTGTGCGAACGGGGGGCGGGATAAAAATATTGCACCGAAAGTTACGAATCGTATAATGGAAATCGTCGGGGCAACGCCGTTCAGTTGCAAATCAGAGGAAAAGACTATGAGTTACATACTCCAAACCATCCACCTAGACCAAAACGTTGAGGTCGAACTCGACGTTCAGGAATTGTTGGAAAATATAAATACGCAGGACATTCTTCGTTTTGTCTGCGACGACGTAGATATTGATGACATTCTTACAGGCAGAGACACAGACGAAGTGCTGGACTGTCTTCCGCTGGAATCGGTCGTTAGCTACGTCATTAGCCGCCGACCCTACACCGCAGCTTTGCTTCGCGAAATTGCGGACAAGTTAGAAGGTAAATAACCCCAACGGGGCGGGACTGCAAACCGCCCCACTTTTTAGGAGAAAGCAAATGGAACATATGGAAGCAATGGTTGATTTGATTCGTGCCTTATCAAAGAAATGTGATGACTTTGAGTATCACAAAAGACAGCATGATAACTACTACAAGTGGTACAACGAACTGCAAGAAAAGAACGAAGCGCTTGTGACAGAAATGAACAAGCTCAAGCGCATACTCGATGAAGCAAATTTAGATTACTGATCCTCTGGGGGTCGGGGAGCGAAAGCTCCTCGGCCCTTTTTTATTGCCCTCGATTTTTGAAACCAGTTATGCGTGAGCGCGTGGGCCATGCGTGCGAGCGGGGGCGTGGGCGAAAATTAATATTGCAACGTAACTTACGAATCGTATAATGGGAACCGTGGCGATGTTGCCACGTGGAGGAAAAGCATCATGTGGAAAGTTAAAACAGCGAACGCGCTAGTCGGTGGACTATCCGCGCCTAGCAAAATGCCTTGTCCGTCATTCTCGATTAGTGCATTCCTATGTCAGACGGGCGGACGATTGTCGAAGCTTGCCGGTTCAGTGTGCGCGATGTGCTACGCACGCAAAGGGCGATACGTATTCCCGAATGTGCAGGATGCGTTAACTCGCCGCATGTCGGTGTTGGCTCGTGCGTTAGCGGATAGCACGTTTCGTGCAGAGTTTATTTCGGCGATGACTTACTTGATTAGCCGGAATCCTTATTTTCGCTGGCACGACTCGGGTGACCTGCAATCAACGGATCACTTCCGGCTCATTTGCGACATAGCCCGCGCAACACCCAACACCACGCATTGGTTACCAACTAAGGAACCGCGCTACGTTAAGGGTGTCGACGTTCCGGCTAACTTGATCGTGCGGGTATCTGCTACTCATATCGACAAGGCTGCGCCTAACTACCCGCACACCTCAACGGTGGTATCGGATAAGAGTCTGGCAACGTGTCGGGCATTCGAGCGGGCTGGCAAGTGTGGACCCTGTCGCGCATGTTGGGATGTCAAGGTCCAGAATGTGGCGTATTACCAACACTGACGGAATCCTCCGGGGGCGGGCGGGCTTCGGCCCCCCGCCTTTTTTCTTGTCTGCCGACGCCTGATACCAGTTATGCGTGAGCGCGGGCGCAGCGTGCGTGCCACCTCCGGCGAGGTCATTTAAACGTCACGTTGCATACTGCGCTGAACCGCGCTTTGTGCCGGTGGATTCTGCTTGACTTTGCGATCCCGATTTTTCTTCGTCCGGCCTTGGGTACCCAAGGCTACCAGAACGTTTTCGCGTTGTCAACTTTTTTTCTTGTGCCGGTTTTTGTGCGGCTTTGTGCCGGTTTGTGCCGGTTTTTCTTTGATCCCGGCACAAGCTAAGTTTATGATTTTATTGGGAAAAGTGACACTTTGTGCCGGTTGTGCCGGTTTTTTCGACATAGGGGGTCCGAAAACGGAAAAATGGAGAAGGGGAGGAGGGACGGCAAGCGCATCATCAATACCCGTTTTGGGGCCGTCCTATTTCAAAAACACCGGCACATTGACACATACTATACATATATTATATAAATTAAAATAATAATAATAATAATATCAGACACTTACAAATCGCACATACCACCATACGGTCATTTTTCTTGTGCTATTCTACAACCTCAATTTTCGGCACAACCGGCACAACCGGCACAGAGTTATCCACAGGCCCCCAACTTTTTTCACGAGAAGTGTTGACAGGGGTTTAAATGTTCTATAACGTATGTTCCACAACGCAGCACGGTGCTGCGACAACTGGAGAAGCAGACATGAAGCAAACCCGCACCACCCGCGAATATCGGGTCAACCGCTACGCCTCCATCGTGGGGTATGGCAACGCATGGCAAGTCATCAATGAGGTCACCGGCCTGACCGGCGAGATCACCTACCCGTCATACGAGACCGCCAAGGAAGCAGCAGGCGAAGTCGGGAACCACTACTACAGCGTCGAACGCCGTGCCGGTTGGCGATAACAGGAGAAGCAAACATGAGACAGACACGATTCACCAAAGACGGTTACGCCATCACCTCATACGGGAACGGCATGGCCTATGCCATCGAATGCCTGACCCACGGTGGCGAGATTTTCGTACAAGGGGACGACGCCGCCCAACTGGAGGCCGAGACCCAAGACTTCACTGACCTGTCGGTCCTTGCCGACTACTTCGGATAAGGAGAAGCAAACATGATCAAGCAAGACGTTCAGAACCTATCGGTGGCGGTCCGAGCACTTAAGCTAGGAGATAAGGAGCTAGCCGCAACCTATCTGTACACCGCCCGAACCAAAACGCGGAGCCGTCATATCAAGGACCTGACCTACGCCCTGTCGGACCTGCACAACCTCGCCCCGTACATCGAGGCCCTGCGGAAGGAGCGTAAGGAGTGGGAGAAGCGTCAAGCGGAGGTAGCACCATGACCCGTGAAGAATGGCTCAACGCCGGTTTAAACGCACTGCGCCCTTGGTTCCAAGAGAAGGCCCAAGTCGAGATACCGTCAGACACCCGAGTGTCCGTAGGATTCCCCGGCGGCGGCTCTGCCCGTAAGCGGATCGGAGAGTGTTGGCCCCGTGCTCGGTCCAAGGACAACGTCAACGAGATATTCATCAACCCCACCTTGTCGGACCCCGTGCAGATGCTTGATGTACTGGCCCATGAGGCGGTCCATGCTGTCGATGACTGTGTGTCGGGTCACAAGAAGGCATTCAGGACCATTGCCAAGGCCATTGGCCTCGAAGGGAAGATGACGAGCACCCATGCGGGGGCCGAACTCAAGGCGGAGTTGGAGCGGATACTCGCCGCCCTGCCACCCCTGACCCACGGTGCGTTGGACCTGACGGGGCGCAAGAAACAGCCCACCCGCCTTGTGAAGTTGGAGTGTGACTCCTGTGGGATGTTGATCCGCACCACCGCCAAGTGGATCGAGCAGACCGGCAACCCGTCATGCGCTTGCGGGGGGCAGTTCCACGGATAGATCGAAAAGAGTTGACAAGGATTTAAACACTCTGTATTCTACAACAAACGTTACTTAACTTAACTGGAGAAGCAATCATGGGACCTTTCAAGAAAACAAAGAAATTAGAGCCGCTAGCAGATCGCCTTGCCCGAATCACTATTCGGAACAGACTCCCCAACGCACCCATTTTGGGGGATTGGATTCGAGACAAGAAAGCACGTGTAGAGCAGTACCGCAACCAGAAACAGGAGAAGCAATCATGATCATTACCCAGAACGCCCAAGTCCCCACCGAGTACGTGCCCTACGTGCTGACCGTCTACACCCGATACGTGGGGGCCACCAACACCCGTGGACCTAAGATCATGGCGTACGAAAAGAGCGGGGCGAACCGCAAGAAGCTGATGGTCGATCTTGACCACGCAGACACGGACCGGCATCAGGCAGCGGCGGTTGAGTACCTGTGTAAGCGGATCATCAGGGACAACGAGACATGGCAGTTGATCGCGAACTCGGACAACCCGAGCGGGACAGGTGGGGCCTACTTGTTTCAACTCATCAACACAACAGCGAAGGAGGGGTGAGCATGGACATACTCGCCCTGAAGAACACCGACAAGAAGCGGCCCCGAAATTTGGGAGCGCAGTACGCCAAGGTCCTTGACCGCCACGCCGAGATCGAGCGGCAGCTAGCGCGGGTGATGAACCGATGGCAGAAGAGCCGAGCCGCCTTGAAGCGGATCGAGAAGAAACTAGACGAGGCCCAAGCTGCGGCTTGGACGAACTAAGGAGAAGCAACCATGAACGAGACAACCCAGAAGATTTACACCGTGGTGCTGACCGAACGGCAGCTCGCCACACTGAAGAGCCACGCGCTCACGCAGGAGATGAACCATACGCGCCCAGAGCATATCCAGTACTTCAATGATTTGTTTCTGGCACTCAGCGCGGCTAGAGAAGAGGAGATGCAGCCATGAGCAAGCATACGCAAGGCCCGTGGACGGTAGATGGAGCAGTCGCTACCGAAAATTTAGATGTACTCGGCGAAGGTGGTCGGGTCGCCATGCTCGACTGCGACGATATAGATGCAGAGACGCTAAAAGCAAACGCCCGCTTGATCGCAGCCGCACCCGAGATGCTCGACGCATTGAGGGTAGCCCAAAGCGAACTGCACTATTTCATCGCAACCCGTGGCAGCGAAGCCCATGAGATTGTACGTGCCGTGATTGCCAAGGCCACTGGAGAGGAGATTTAAATCATGGAGATTTACGAGATTACCTTGACCGCTCAGGTGACCGAGCGGGTGACCGTCAAGGCCCGAGATGAAGACGCCGCCTTTGAACTTGCAGAGCGGATCGTGCGCGGTGGGACCATCGACTGCAGTGACCTTGAGTGGGAGTGGACCGATTATGTGATTGGGTCTGAGCATGACCTAGCGGAGGTATGAGATGGAAGTTTATATAGCCACAGTCGAGGCAAAAGTTTTGCGTACCGTCATTGTGGAAGCAGAGACCGAGGAGCAAGCCCTCATATTAGCGCACGCCGAAGTAATGGCGGAGCTTGGCGCGTACTCTGCTGACGTACGAGAGATGGAACAAATCAGTGGAGAGGAGTGAGATGGACTACCAATACGAGATAGGCCAAGAGGTAATGTGGTCAGGCGGATGGGGTCGGCAAGCTCCGAAGCCTGCAAAGATTATCGACAAGGGGGAGAAGAACGGACAGCCCGTGTATGACCTCGACAATGGACACTGGGCCTATGAGTATCAGCTACAGGAGATTTAAATGAAGCCGGTCAAACTCCCTGCGCGGACAAAGTTGTTTGGATATGACTACAACAAAAACTTAGAGCTACGCATGACGGGCAAAGAATGGTATACCTATGCAAAGACTGATACCTTCTACACCGAGCATGGCAACGATGCCGCAACCTGTGGGAAGGGATTGGAAGTGTGGTTAGATGGTCTCAACATGACAAGAGGAAAAGCATGATGAATGAATCAAATATGCCGAACGAATGGTGGCGCGAGCAGGACCTCGACGAGAGATGGTCTCAGCAATCTGAGGAGGAGCTACGCCAGTACGAAGAAGAGAGCGATGCGCCGATTATTTTCCCAGAGTTCAAAGATGCTCTGGTCGGGTATGGCGTGCAGTTCAGTCACCGCATAGCCATCTATGACTATGCGCGATGCGTGGAGATACTGGAGCGAGACGGGATGACCTTTGAAGAGGCGGTCGAATGGATGGAGTACAACGTGCTAGGGACCTACGCAGGGCCGCGCACGCCTGTGTTCCTGTGTGTCGACAATGACGACGATGACGAGCCAGAGGAGGAGCCGCTACAGATGACATTTAAATTTACTTTTGATAACGCCGCATGACGCCAGAGGGGAGAGTCAAAGCGAAGGTCAAGAAGACCTTGACCGAGATGGGGGCCTATTACGCGATGCCTGTAGCGTCTGGCTATGGGCACGCAGGGACGCCTGACTTCTTGGTCTGTTATCGATGCCAGTTCTTAGCGATAGAGACTAAGGCAAAAGGGAACAAGCCCACCGCCTTGCAAGAGGCAGCTATGCAACGGATCAGAGACGCAGGTGGGCGCGTCTATGTGATCGATGAAACAAACGTAGAGAACCTACGCAAGGAGATTGAACATGACTACAGCAGCGAAAATTCGGAAACTTTTGAAGGAAGGCAAGACCGCTCCGCAGATCGCGAAGGCACTTAAGATCAAGGTCGGGCGCGTCTACACCGTAGCGTGGCAGGAGAAAAAGAAAGCCAAGGTGATGCCTGAGCAGCACCCAGATCCGAGCGTGCGTGAGGCCGAGAAGAAGTACGTCAAGAAGGTCAATAAATTGTTTAATGGTCTACCCAAGTCGGTGGCGAAACAGGTCCATGACATCAAGGCAGAGTCGTGGTGGTCGATCCGCCCGTGGTTTGGGGTCGATGAGGCTAAGACGGTTGAGGCGTTGAAGTATCACGAGCAGCTTATCGAGGCAGGTATTACTCCGTACACAGATAAGTACTGGGACAAGATGGAGATGCGGTTTAACTTCAAACCGAAAACTCGGATGATGAGTGCGATTGAAGAAACCAACAAAGATGTCGGCAAGCTATTCAACGAAGCGTACGAGAAGTACAAGGACGATGACACCGTGAACCATCCCCTGCACTACCGAGCCGGTGGCGTCGAGACCATCGATTTCATTGAGGCGAAGGATTTAAATTACCGCTTGGGTAATGTGGTGAAGTACGTGAGCCGCGCCGGTAAGAAGGATACCGATCCCATCGAGGACCTGAAGAAGGCTGCGTGGTATTTGCAACGTGAGATTGCTGCGAGGGAGCAAGCATGAACCCTGAAGTATTGAGGATGCCTGTAAGCGAATTAGAGCTTACGGTTAGAGCGCACAACTGCCTAAAAGCGGACCAGATTGAGACCGTCGCGGACTTGGTAACACGTACAGAACGCGAACTACTCCTCGCACCGGGTATGGGTAAGAAATCCTTGGAAGAAATCAAGGAAGTTTTGTCTAGGTATAGTCTTAGATTAAGTATGAAAGCGGGAGAGTTACATCCAATTACAGGAGAAACGCATGAGAATTTGAGAGGGGCAATGCGAATTGCTGCCTACCGAGTTTTACGGGCGTGCGAAGAAGATGACCCTGTAAAAGCATTGGACTATTCAAAATTGGTTGTGCAGATGAAGCACATTCTGGATATTTAGAAGTGGAGGTAGCATGAACGCAATACAAATTGGTCGTAAGCGATTGAGTGAGATTGTGTGGGGCATCATCGATGAAAAGACCGACATCGACTGGCGGGTGTTGGAGGGCATCACTGAGCAACAGCAAGCCCATCGCGCCAAGGCGGATTACAACACGGGGACAGTAACTCTAGATGATGCAGCAGATCTGTATCGAATCGTGACGTTATTCAATCCCAAGGTTATTGCCGAGGTGGGGACATTCATTGGCGTCTCGACACGGACGATGCGGTTGGCTGCACCCGATGCACAGATCTACACCTGTGATATGTCGAATGACATTGATCTGGATCTGACGGGCGTCACGCAATATCGCAAGAAACCATCACACGAGATGTTTGAGAGTCTGGCGACAGCGGAAGTCAAGGTAGATCTGATCTATCTGGATGGGCGGCTGAGTGAGAAGGACATCCCGCATTTGTTGAATGTTATTACTCACGACACCGTGTTTGTGCTTGATGACTTTGAAGGCACAGAGAAAGGCGTAGCGAATGCCGTGGTGCTTGATGGTCCAAGCTTTGCCCTGATCTATCCCCGAGAAGGACACAAGACCGCGATAGTTATACCCATAAGTATGATCCAGTTGGTGCGACAGGAGGCGGTATGAGATTCATCAGAGATTTAATCAGGCGATGGAAGACTTGCCGTGACTACGAGTGGCGGTCAGTCCCTCCTCCGAATACAAGATGTTCCCGTGGTGGTGTGGAGTACTGGTGATGGGCGACATAATCAAGCGTGACTTCAATAAGAAGTTTATGCATAACCAAGAATTAGCTGACAAAATTTTTGCTGTTCTTGATGAGTACGACGGCGAGATATCACTTGCCGAA